CTTCAGGTAACAACAAACCTAAGTATGCCAACACATCTAACATTCAATCAAACTCTACCATTCACGGAGTTGCTGCTAATACTGTAAAGTATTACGGACGAGTCTTCGGTGTTTCTGCAGGAGAAGCAGGAAACACAACTGGAGATGGAACAAAACTAACTCATGCTGGTTGGGTATCACAGAAGATTGGAACTGGACCAGTTTCATCAATCACCCTTCTAGATGGTGGTGCTGGTTATAACTCAGGTGGTTATCTGACAGTTACAGACACAAGTGTTCACGGTAAGGGTGTGGAAGCAAACATTTCGTTTACCATTGCCAACTCACGCAACACACTACAAGGATTCTCTACTAATGCTTACTGGAACGTTGTTCACACAATCGTTGTCAACAATGGTGGTTCTGGATACTCTGATTCTGGAGCAGTTGAACTTTCATTCCCTGCTACACCAATCACAGCAGCATCTTACACAGTAAATCTTGGTGGACGGGCCGATCGTACAAACTACGAAACGCTTGTTGCGATGGGAAGCATCACTGGTGATGATCCAGCAGCAAATACCTACTTCCCAGGTATTTAATGTTCCGTAAGGTCATTGATGCTGTAAAATATCAACTTGAACCGGATCGTGGTCCTCCAATTGATGGCGATCCGGTTCATAGAAGATTTATGACTACAGCAGGACATGCATTACCAAACGTAGCAAGAAAAACACTAGCAGCAAGTGCATACATAGGCAAAGGTAGAATAAAGGACGCAGTTAGAGTCATGAGAAGAAAAGGCAATCTTCCGAAGTTAGAAGAACGAAAAGGTGAAGATATTGATGATCATATTGCTAGAAATGCAGAGCGAGCAGATCATCACACAAATGAATATCTTGGTAATCCAAAAGGAATTCAATCAGCAGAACACATAGCAAAGGCAGATAGACATACCGCAGTTTATCAGAGATTAAAACAGTATAAGAAGACTGGTAAGATTCATGAATCCTCGAAAAAAGAATCTGGAACCGTAAATGAGGCCCTTGGTCGAAATTCATATCGTGCCAAAAGTTTAGCAAATCGTGGAGGGAAGTCTGTTCTTTCTCCTAAAAAAGAACCTCGAACAACTATCACTAAAGTTGGTGATATCAAGGACAAAAAACCAAAGTGGCAAAAAGAAGTAGAAGATGCTATCGACAAAGAAGATGATCCAAAGTATATGCGCGAGTCCTTGATTAAAAAAGTCAAAAGAGCATTCAACAAGATTACTGGTATTCAACGTCGAGGACTTGCTTATAAGACAGAAAAAGATTATGAGGATGCTACTAATAAAGCGGACGCATATCATGACACATATCTTCATTATAAAGACAGATATGGAAAATCAAAGAAGAAATTTGATAAACTATCCATGGACTGGTATAAAGACAAGAGAAACAAAACAGACGAAAGAATCAAAGATTTGGGTAAGAGATCAGGTCGAATTGAGAATGCTGGTAGACTAGAAGAAGCAGTTTCTCGCAGACTCATTGCCAAGAGAAGTGCTGAAAAGCAGCGTACTAAGTACGTAGTGCGCAAAGGTGAAATGCCCCCAATCATCACACCCAAGTCGCGTTTCAAGTTTACCGACAAGGAAGTAAACAAACTAAAAGGTATTCTTGACAAGCAAAAAAGTAGACGAGCAGAAGCAAAGACTCTTGCAATGGAAATTAAAAAAGGCGTGAAGACAAAAGCAAATGTTCCAAGTGCTCCAGAAGCATCCAGAGGAACAAGTGTATCTGTTTATTCAACTCCTCCTTCTCCAGGTGGGCACATTCATAATGCTCAACCTCATGTAACAGATTTGGTCAGAGCACATCAGGGAAAAGTTCCATCAAAGAAGAAAGATGCGGAAGGTGATCTTCTCAGAGGATTTACAACTTGGACAACAGAATTTGCCAAGACTGGAGATATAAAATATCTGGATTCTGCCAAGAAAGCAGCATTGACACACTATGCTTCAATGATTGCCAAAATTTCACATCATCCTGGTCATCCAGAATATGACACTGCTCGATCAAATGCCAAGTCAATGCTTGACGCACATTTGGAAGCAATCAGCAATCTGAAAAAAACACTTCCAACACCAAAGCCCATTGCTCAAAAACCGCAAAAGACTGGTGGAATTTTTTCCAGATTGAAGAAAATGTTTAAAGAAAACAGTGAAGTTTGACAGGCAATTATTAATCTGCTATAGTGAAAATGTTTTAACTATCAAAAGGAAACAATAGATGACTCCATCACTCACATTCATTGTGTTAGCATGCCACATGAACGTTTCAGTTCCTGATGAAAAGTCTCCATCTTGCAGAGTTTTTGAAGAACCAATTCTGGAAGTTGAAGGATCAAATTTGACTCCATGGACATGCATGATGCAGTCTCCTGTTCAGATTGTTAAATTCCAGGAAACACATCCTGGTTGGCAAGCACGAAAGTGGACGTGTAAGTATCTATTGCCGTCAAAGAATATCTAGAAAAGGATGGAATGTTTGATAATTTGAACGAGGATAACTTCATAATGTATGCAATCAAGTCCTACAACAGTCCGAATTGTATAATGTCGGAATTTGAGGACGATATGAAACGCATCAAGTATATCAAGAGACTTGTCAAACGTTATCGCACAACAGGCGAGTTAAAAGAACGATTGATCCTAAATCATATCATCGTTCTTTCCAATGTCTTTGGGACAGAAGCAGCAGTTAGAATGTTGTTCTATAAATTTGATCCAGAAGACTATAGCATACTCCATACATTCCTACTGTTCCTCAACTACATGCCTAAGGTAGTACCTGGCATTGATGGAAACAATATTGTTTCTGGAAATGTTGGGATTGATGTATTTGTTGGAAAAAGATTAAGATCAATATAAGCTGTCAACCCGCGAAGCGGGTGATCGCGAAGCGATCTAATACCAGGCATCTTGTTTATTCATAAACCCACTTAGCAGCAAGAAATCATAAAGCGGGACAGTTATCTACTGGTTTGCTTTTTCGTAGATAAGGTTGTTTGATCTACACTACTCACTTCGTTCGTCTCGCTTCGCGAGTTGGCAACTATTGGATCAGGTAAAGACTAAATAAGCATAGGATAAGCAATGGCCAAACGGGATAAAGACTAAAGTCCATTATACCAACCATCAAAAACCATGTCAAGGGAGAAAATGGGTCAATGACCAAGAAATCTTTATTTGAAGCAATTCTTCGCAAATCAAAACTGGATAAAGTCGATATCGACAATGATGGTGATACTGACACAGTTGCTCCTGGTGGTCGCAAAAGTGATAATCCAAATATGCAGTATGGAAGAATTATGGAAAATGATGAAATTGTCATGACTCCGTGGAGACAATGGCATATTAAAAATAAAAACGGATATGTGCGTAATGGTGTTTTTGCTTATAAGACAATGGATGGAACTTGGATAACACAAAGAAAAAAAGGTACTGCTATTGTAAGTAAAAAACATAAAAATGAAGCATCAGCATTGACCCATATAGAATCATTAAAAGAAGATGCTCCAACAGTCAATGCTGGAAGTGGTAACATTGCTGGCATCGGTGTTGGACCTAAAGGTGAACCTGGAGTTTCTCCATCAGTACAAAAAAGACATGCCAAGAATGTTCTAAGACGTGCACCACCTCAAGCACTTCCCATGGGAACGTTCTGGGGTCAAAAAACCTTCATAGTTCCTGATCGAATGGTTAATGAAGTACGTATGCAGAAACGTAAGGGCAAGTGGTGGACAAATTATCTCGGTGAGAATGATGACATTTCCAATGCAATTCGTGAATATGCAAATGCAAATCCCTGTGAACCCATCATTCTAGAGGGTGAAAATTATGGTCATATCGTCTTTGCCAGATATGGGAAACAATAAATACTCACGTTGATCTAAATCATTTTTGAATTCCTCTTCTGTTATTTTGTGACTTCACGATGATAACGGAAGAAGGAAATACATGGTAAATAATCATTCAAATCACGATCATGATGATTTAAAATCTATGGATGCAAGAAATCTAACCTTGCCCATCATCACAATGGTTTCGATCATTGGATTTGTCATTTGGGTTACTTACATTGGAACAACAATGATGTCTGAAAATCGGGCAAGATTGATTACCGTTGAAAATACTTTGTTAGAACTTAAGGAAGAAATCCGCAATATGAAGACTCTGAGTAAGGGTCCAGATCGATCATTGACCATAACAGATATGGCAATCTTTTGTTTGCGGGCACAAATCCTCAATAAAGACTGGCGTTGTCCTTCTGTCAATCACACATATGATTCCATGAATCATTTGAACGATAACGAATTACTTTTGGAAATTGACAGACTGAATAGAGATAGAGGAACTCGTAGTCCTCTTGATAGGGATTTATCTCCTCCGTCACAAAACTAAGCATTGACAATACGTGAAATTTGTTATATACTCTAAGTCATTTTGGAGAATTTCGTTATGTCTATGTACGTGGATGAAAAATATGTTCGTTTGGTATCAACCAAACTTAGGAACTTCAAGGCAAAGGGCAAGCACACATACAACTGTGCTTGCCCTATTTGTGGCGACTCCAAGAAGTCCAGACTAAAGGCCCGAGGATATTTCCTGCCTGCAAAACGCAACATGTACTACACATGCCACAATTGCAACAAGTCCTACACAATTCAAAATTTCCTTAAACTGGTTGATCACAATCTTTACACACAATACAAGATTGAATCCTACAAAGAACGAAACAACATTGTAGAGGAAAAAGTTCCAGATTACTCTGCTGCGATGGTAAAACCCATGTTTGACTATAAAATCAATCTACCGAAAATCTCAGAACTGCCAAATGATCATATTGCGAAGCAGTATGTGATGGGCCGTTCAATTCCCGAATTTCATTGGAATCGTCTATACTATGCGGAAGATTTTCTTGCGTTCTGTGACGATATGTATCCGGAGCATGGAAAGAAACTTCCCCGCGACGATATGCGACTGGTAATCCCTTTTTGGGATCAGAAAAAAATCCTTCAAGGAGTGCAAGGAAGAACACTTTCGAACTCGGAGATTAGATATATAACAATACGAGCTCGTGAAGACATGACTAAGGTCTTTGGACTCGATATAGTAGATTTCACAAAACCGATTACGATTGTAGAAGGACCGATTGACTCGATGTTCTTAAAGAACTCTCTTGCCACTATGGATGCCGCGTTGTATCGCGTCATTGATCAAATCGGTGATCACGATTTTGTGTTTTGCTATGACAACGAACCTAGAAATGAGAACGTCCTTAAAGCAATGCGCAAGACCATCAACATGGGAAAAAAGATTGTGATCTTTCCAAGTAACGTCACTCAGAAAGATATCAATGACATGGTTCTTGCTGGTGTGAATGTCGAAGAGATCATTCAAAACAGAACGTACCAAGGACCTCGTGCAATGTTAGAATTTGAAATGTGGAGAAAAGTATAATGAATGATAAAACAGATATAGCATCAGTGATTGGAATTGTAATAGTGATTGTGTCCTTTCTATCGTGGATTGGATTTAACATTTACACATATAACACAAAATATCTTGCACTATCACCAGACCAAATTTGTGCCCTTCAACCAATTACAAGTCAGACAGAATTTTGTCGTGATCGCATAAATTTTTTCACAAATAAAGAAGAATCAAAATGATATATCTTGATACGGAATTTAATGGATTTGGTGGAAAACTTATATCTATTGGACTTGTTTCTTCTGTCACAGGAAAAGAGTTCTACGGTGTTCTACCTTTGCCTATCAAAGTTCATCCTTGGGTACAAGAACATGTTGTGCCCTATTTAATTGTCGAACCAGTACAATGGCATGAACTTCGACACAAGCTTTTTAATTATCTCAAGTTTCATGATGGTGAACCTATTGTTGCTGATTGGCCAGCAGATATAGAACATCTTATGTCCTTGTTATATGAAGACAATGGAATTGGGTTTAATCTAGAACTAGATATCAGATTAATCAATTCAGGCGAAATAAAATCTGAGTTTCCACATAATGCACTTTCAGATGCCAAGGCCTTGATGCAATGGCATCTATTAAATCAACAAAAATAAACGGAGCAACAATGTCTAATTATTTTCCATCATTGTACCAGGAATTTATCCATTTGAGTCGCTACTCACGTTGGATTCCTGAAAAGAACCGCAGAGAAAATTGGGGTGAGACAGTAGATCGATACTTCAATTTCTTTGATGAACACCTCAAGGAAGAACATGACTTTACCCTTGATCCCAAAACTCGCTCTGAATTGAGAGATGCAGTTTTGGGTCTTTCTATCATGCCTTCTATGCGGTGTCTCATGACCGCTGGTGAAGCACTCAAGAGAGAAAACGTTGCTGGTTATAATTGCTCCTATATTGCTGTGGATTCTCCTCGTTCGTTCGATGAAATTCTCTATGTTCTTATGAATGGTACTGGTGTTGGGTTCTCCGTTGAAAGCAAGTACGTAGAACAGTTGCCACTTGTTGCAGAAGATTTCTTTGAGTCAGACACAACCATCGTTGTGGCAGATAGCAAACTTGGTTGGGCAAAGGCTCTCAAGGAACTCATACATCTTCTTTATTCAGGACAGGTTCCCAAGTGGGATGTGTCAAAGGTTCGTCCTGCGGGCGCACCTCTTAAGACATTTGGTGGAAGAGCATCTGGTCCTGGTCCTTTAGTGGACCTTTTTAAGTTTTGCGTTGCTACATTTAAGAGAGCAGCGGGTCGTCGTCTTAACACACTGGAATGTCATGATATTGTTTGCAAGATCGCAGAAATTGTGGTCGTTGGTGGTGTTCGTCGTTCCGCACTTATTTCATTGTCCGATCTAAGTGATGATCGTATGCGTCTTGCAAAGAGTGGTGATTGGTGGAAGGAAAATGTTCAACGTGCCCTTGCAAATAACTCTTTCGTTGCCAAGGAAAAACCAGACGTTGGTATCTTCATGCGCGAGTGGTTGTCACTCTATGAGTCGCGTTCTGGTGAACGAGGTATTTTCTCTCGCATTGCATCACAGAATCAATGTGAAAAGTATGGAAGACGTGATCCCGATCATGACTTTGGTACCAATCCCTGTTCGGAAATTATTCTACGTTCTCGGGAACTCTGCAATCTCACAGAGGCAGTAGTTCGTGGAGAAGATACACCTGAATCCCTAAAGGAAAAAGTTCGTCTAGCAACCATCCTTGGTACGATTCAAAGCACTCTCACAAACTTTAAGTATCTCAGCAAAAAGTGGTCAGAGAATTGTAACGAAGAAAGGTTGCTGGGCGTTTCACTCACGGGTATTATGGATAATGCATATACCAATGGTAAAGCTTGGGAAGATGCTGCCGTCATTTATCATAAGAAAGATGGAAAATGGAATGTTCATGAGGGATTTAGTAAAATGCTCGAAGAATTGCGTCTGGTAGCATTAGAAACAAACAAAGAATGGGCAAAAAAGATTGGTATCAACCCATCTGCTGCAATTACTTGTGTCAAACCTTCTGGAACTGTTTCTCAGTTGGTTGACTCTGCATCTGGTATTCACGCACGTCATGCTCCATACTATATTCGCACAGTCAGAGCAGACAAGAAAGACCCATTGGCAACAATGATGAAGGACATGGGATTTCCTGTTGAGTCTGATGTTACCAAACCAGATCACACATGGGTATTTTCCTTCCCAATGAAGTCTCCAGAAAATGCTATATATAGAAATACAATGTCTGCGATTGAACAGTTGAATATGTGGTTGACATATCAACGTCACTGGTGCGAACACAAACCATCTGTGACAGTTTCGGTTAAGGAACATGAATGGCCCGAAGTTGGTGCGTGGGTATATAACCACTTCAACGAAATGAGTGGAGTATCCTTTCTACCGTTCTCTGATCATGTTTATAAGCAAGCACCGTATCAGGACATTACAAAGGAAGAATATGAAGAATGGGTAAAGAAGATGCCTGATCCAAAAGAAGTCGATTGGAGTTTGTTGCAGCACTATGAAAAATATGATGCCACAACAGGTACACAAGAATTGGCTTGCTCGGCATCTGGAGGATGCGAACTAGTATAATGTTTGGATATATCTACTTGACAGAAAATGTAATAACAGGCAAAAAATACATAGGGCAAAAGCGAGGGAACTTCTGTCCTATGTATAAAGGGTCTGGTGTGTATCTTAAAGAAGCATTAAATCTTTATGGAAAAGAAAACTTTATCGTTTCTTTGATTGAAGAAGCAAAAGATGTAATTGAACTAAATGATAAGGAAAGATATTGGATATCCTACTATAATGCCGCAGAATCTGATGATTTTTATAATCTTAGTACAGGGGGTGATTGTTGGGGAAGTCCAAAATCTTCTTCTACTAGAGAAAAAATAAGACAGAAGGCATTAGGAAGACCTGCTCCAAATAAAGGAATACCAAACCCAAAAGCAAGTGAAATGATGCTAAAAAATAATCCTATGAAAAAACCAGAAGTTGCTGCTAAATGTTCTGCTTCTTTAAAAGGAAAACCATCTCCACATAAAATTATTAAGAAGTTCACTTGGAACTGTAAGTGGTGTCAAAAAACACATGAGGATTTCGATACAATCAAAAAAAGAAAGGCTGCCAACTTTTGTAATAAATCTTGTGCTGCTTCTTTCTCTAACACAAAAAGAAAGAAGGACAAATGACCAAAGAAGTTAAGAAGTGCGAATGTCTCTACTGTGAATCGGTCTATAAACTTCTGTATGATCTGAGCAGCACATCCGGTTATCCAAAGTTCTGTCCTTTCTGTTCTGAACCAATGTATGAAGACAAGCATTCATTTGATGACGGAGAAGAGGATGAGTAACGAAGATTACAAAAAGGGGTATGCCGACGGATTTCAAGCTGGATTTGAACTTGCAAAAAAACAACCAGTGGACATTGTAAATCCCAATCCACTAAGTCCTAATACTTGGAGAAACAATCCTCCAGGGGCTCCAGCATATGGATGTCCTGTCTGTGGATTGAGTTATAAGGATGGTCTGACTGGTTATGTCTGTTCTCGTATGGACTGTCCATCAAGAATTTATTGTAGAACAGAAGTAGGATACACAATAGGAGAGACATGATGAATAAAGTAAAAAAGTTTTTTAGATTTGCAAAGTTTCTGTGGAATGACAGAGAAAGTCTTTATGAAAGATTTGAAGCACAGGATAGGACTGATCTTGTGGCAGCAACTGCCGCATACATTTCCAGAGAAGAAAGATATAAAGAAAGAACTTGGTCTCCACAGATGGATACAAGTGTATATATGAATTCGACACGCAAAGTCAAACCCAACCCAACATCAACTTCATACACAAGAGAAATTAGACATACATCAGATGACTCTTCTTTAACTCTACCATTATCAGCAGCAGTTGTTGCGTCAGTTATAGCTGCAGCTGATGCCGAAGCATCATCCTCATCCTCATCGTCAGATTCATTCAGTGCTGGTGGTGGAGATTTTAGTGGCGGTGGTGCCGATAGTTCGTTCTAATCCATACTATATTTCCCAAATTAAACCTAAATCAATTCTTCTCTTATATTCTTTGTATGAAAGGGGAACAATGCGTTCTTTCTCTATATTTTTTGCTTTTCCTTGTTCTATCATTCTACATATAGTTGCGGAAGATTTGTTTATTTTTTTAGATGCTTCTTTTAATGAATCATAAACAATACCGTCTATTTCTATTCTATTTTTTCCATCTTTTCCTCTTACAGTTTTTTTGGAATGTTGTCTAAAATATTCGGACTGACTTTCCCAAATATTAATACCATCAGTAACTTTTTTTACTACAGAGTCAAAAATTGCTTTTTTGTGTGATTCAGATATTGGTTTTCCAAATTGATGATGCTTTTCACCTTTTTTCTTTTCACTAATTTTTTTTCTAACGTCCTCTCTTTTTGAAACGTTATTATCTCCTTTCATTTGATTACTTTTAATTTCTCTCCATTTATCATTCTTAGTTGTTACTTGTTTTTCTTTTGCCCAATAAATTCCACGTTCTCTGACAAAGAATTTTCCTGCAATATTTGTATTGTAGTAATTGTCTGTCAAAAGAACATTTCTATCCCATTGTTCTTTTTGCTCCAAAAATGTCATTTGTTTTTTGTAAATACAAAGATGAAGAATTGTCCTTTTAAAGTTGTGTTTTCCCAGCAATTCAACATCACGCAAAAGATCATCTGATGAAGAATAATAGTTTCTCCAATCAGACTCTTTAGTCACTCGTCTTTTTGACTTTTTATCTTTACGTCTTGTCCAAAAATGTTTTTTACCAACATAAAGTTTTCCGTTTGTTAGATTTTCTATTAAATAGATGAATCCTTCATATGGATTAGGATTCGGTAATTCGAATATTTCGTTATTGTATAACCATTGAGTCATTTTTAAATTCCTTCTATTCTAATTTATTTATATTCCAAATTGTGTATTGAATAGAAATAATTTAAATTTAATTAGGTTGCGGGTGCATCGTTCCCATCTGAAATTGCTTTAATATGGTACAGAAAGTGCGATTCTGTACCATATTTTTTTGATGTGTCGTTTCCAGCACCATGTTGGGACGCATATGGAACAATTTTGCATGTTTTGTACCATATTGCTAACCCACTGATATTATTACCAAGGTTGTCCTTGACGATCTGATGATTTCCATCTAATATGTCACAATCGAACACAGGTCAAATAGGACGAACACTGATGATAGTCTTTATAGTATGTCGTGGTATTGCTTATGAAGGTTTCAACGAACCCGAAGCAGTCTTCGCGTCTCGCGAGTCTGCGGAAAAGTATATAGAGGAAGTCAAGTCTTCTCGCACGTGGGATGATCGATACGAATATATAGAAACCTTCGAACTTGTGGTGAACTAATGAAAATTTATCTTGTCGCATACGATCATGGTTATCCCAATGGTGTTCACAGATCAGCAGATGGGAGATTTGATCGTCCCGTAAAAGCATTCGCAACATTCGAGGAAGCAAGGAAATATGCTTCAAAGAAAAAACGCAAAACTTCTGCGATGGATGCAGAATGGTCCGTACAGGAGATCGAAGTAGAATGAAAATCCAAACACGAGTAGTGACCAAGACCATACATGAGGTTCAGTATAAGGATCAGTTTGGTCGTTGGTTACGATACATGGAATATGACGATCTGGAAACTGCTAAGACAAAAGGAACCAGACAGGCACGATCCTACGCAAAGTCTGTGCAAGAAGCAGATTGGACTGGTTATCTTGAACCTGGTCGTGATCACATTCCACGGACACCACACGGAGACTAAAATGACTAAACTCACACTAACACCAAAACAAATTCAAGCAATCTTCGATGCTGGTTACAATCGTGGACAAAGTGAAGCATCGGCATTTGAATGGGGTTGTCGTGCAAGTGGTAAACGAGAAGATGACCTGATCGATATTGTCGTTGAAGTTGCAAATGAACTCGGATTTCATGACGAGGTAACATTTGAAGAAGTCAAGAAATGGTTTGAGGAAGAAAATGAGTAAGCAACTCCAAATCTTGACTGCCTGTCCATTCTCACTTGTTTTCAATATCAACAAAAGAGTTAGTGAACTTCCTGTTAAGGGAATAACACAAAATCATATCAGCAAGTTGATCGCAGCAGACTTTATACAAACATATAAGAATGCTGGGGACCTTAATGGTCTGTATGAAGTACGTTATGAGTTGACTTCTGCTGGTAAAATCTATATGGAAAAACTGAAATGAAAGTCTATGTAGTTATCACAGAAGCAGATTTTATGTTCGATCAACCAGACTCAATTTGGTCAACTCTTGAATTGGCGGAACAACGTGTCAAGCAATTAGAACAGGAAGATATTGAAGGCGGTATTGAAGATTTTGTTGGTAAAGTTGAAATAGTTGAATATGTGATGGATGAAGCATAAATGAAATGTGTTTATAAGGTACGGCACATTCCCAGTGGTCGTTTTCTCAATGGCAACAACTCTATTGATGCTCTGCGACTCACTGGTAAACCTCCAGTTGGAAAGAACTGGAATAAGTATAGTGATGCTCTTGAATATTCCAAAAAATGGAAATTCATGTATCTCGTGGGACAAGAGACACTTGAAGTAGTTGAATATCTTCTAACTGAAACATCCTCAACACAGGTAAAGCAATGACTAAGCAATTCATGAGCATGGCAGAAATGCGTCGTTTTGAACACGCACAACGCGAACGTTTTAAAAACAAGCAGCAACGGTTCAATGCTCGACGCGAATGGTCGAATGACGAAATTCGCACTGAGTTTGACTGCAATCCCAACATGACGGTAGCACAACTGTCGATCATGACTGGTAAGTCTATTAGTGAAGTAAAAAAGATTCTTCTGGAGGAATAAATTATGGGAATAGAAGTATTGCTAGGTCAAACTCTCAGCAAGATCATCATAGAAGACCCGGGAAGGTCTATTCTATTTGAAACCGTTGATGGTTCAAAGTACAGAATGTTTCATCAGCAAGATTGTTGTGAAAGTGTTCTACTAGAAGACATTATTGGTGATGTTCAAGACCTGATCGGTTCTCCAATTCTAGAAGCAGAAGAGACCACTGATGGTGGTTGGGACGACGAGCATGAGTCCTACACATGGACATTCTATAAGTTGGGTACAATCAAGGGTCATGTTAATATCAGATGGTTTGGTTCTTCAAACGGATACTATTCCGAATCTGTTGATTTTGAGAAAGTCGAGAAATAAAAATGTTTAGAACTATAACAGCACTCATACTGGCAGGAGTCCTTGTGACTCCTGTTTTTGCTGAGTTTGAGCAAACGGATGCTCAGAAGATTGGTGGATGGACTGTCGGAACATATAACGACAAGGACACTGGTCGATTCACACACTGCATGGTCGATACTATCTTTTCCGCACAGACTTATGAGCAAAGCAAGAGAATGCGAACAAAGGCTCTTGGTTTTGCAATCTCTGTTGCCGAAGTTGACGGTAAAGAGTGGATGCAGATCATGCTCATGGGTTATCAGTGGAATCTTGTAGTTGGAAACAAGTACAAGGTTGAATTTGTTTTTGATGACAATCTTCTGTCGTCTATTAACATCACTGCCACAGACAAGGATGTTCTCAAAGAACCATTTCCTCCAAATGGTGAGTGGTACAAGAGAATGATGGAAGCAAATGTTCTTGAGATCATCATTGACGATCAGTCTATCGGCACATTCAGCATGGAAAAGTCGGGCAAGGCACTAACAGAATTGTTGAACTGCTATGAACGCAACAGCAGACCGACATTTGGTCCTGGAACATCAACAGGTGAAGAATGACCAAATATGAAACTGCAACAATTTTCAGAACGTCTCCCACTATAACAGACGTTCTGAAAATTCTTAATACATCTGATGTTCATCTCACACTTACCATTGATCTTTTTCAGTGGGCAAAAGATTTAAATGTTTTGGTCACATCCATATCCGCAATTAAAAAAGTAGGTGGAGAAACCTCATTATCAGACGAAGACCTGATGAAGTTACTTGAACGCGATATACGTATTCAGGGAAAAACAAAAACTCTGGAATTCAAGTATGATCAAAGAGGATATCGAGATCAGTTGATTTACAAACCTGTAAAAGAATTTCGTTCTACATCGATGCATTATTTGATCGTGGTAATCAATCTATGCTAATCCATATACCGATACAAAATTTCACTTGGGACAAAGAAGTCAATGTTCTTCGTTCAACTGGATCAAAACTTGGGTCTATGAGGCCCGAATCATATGGTCCATATATTATCATAGTCGGCGCCGCGGATAAATATGTTGCCACTCCTCTGAATGTTAAGTTCAATCATTGCCTCTCAGAAAGAAATTATGCTGGTGGTTATGATACCGTAATTTATAAAATAGATAAGTCTTGGGGTAATAAGTTCGACAGAAATGGATATCCTCTGGCAGCAATAATTGATCTAAAATAACCCTTGATTAGGAATAATACCAATGATACAATCTGACATGATCAAAATTCTGAATATTTCCGATACCGAAGATGGTGGTGCCATTGTTACCATGGAAATGGATCGTACACTGATTCATTCCATTGTTAATGATTGGTTCATCAACACATTAAAGGAAGCAGTGAATGACCTCGAAGCAACGACAGGCAAAGCAGAAGCACGACTCTTGGTTGAGGAAGATGGGGATACATCCGACACAGATACAGAAGATGAAGAAATGTGAGAGTGGAAAGAATTTATCCTCGACTTATCTGAAACAGAATCAAACAACTCAGTCGATTGGGGGAAATCGTTCACCTACCCCCACGAGCGATAACATTCCCGCCAACGGCACCAAACCAATCGACACAATGAGTAAGGCAGCATTTGCCAACAGTAACTACACCATTGCTCCCTACACGAATAAGGGTGCATATATGGTGATCGGTAAAAACGAAATCACAGCAATAGGAAAAAAATGATGTTTTGGGTTTTGATATTTTATATTGACGGGTCTTATGCGGGCGCCCCAGCAACGGCACAGTTTCAAAACAAGGAGTTGTGTCTGGCAGCACATGAGATTATGAAGGAGACTTGGAAGGGGGAATACAAAGGAGTGTGCGTCAGCACGGCCTATCCAGATCAAAGACAAACAGAAACAGGAAAGAAGTGAAAATGGGCGTTGACTGCACAACATATGTATTACTCGGATATAAACTTGATTATAATTCTACTCTTGGTAAAGCATTAGTAGATGCCTTTCATAAGTATCGTGACGAAAATGATGATAAGGATCATATGGATGATGTAACTGTTATTGTTGATGGTATGAATGGCAAATATGTTTATATTGGGAAAGTTATTGATAGTTGTGAGCCACATTATGGTGATATGAATGTGTCGATTGACATGATCGATGCCTCTGCCGAAATACACAACATAGTAGAAACAATCGAAAACTGGTTTACATTTGGAAGTGATATTCCGGAAACAGTTCCATTTGAATTACATGTATTTTTTCATTACTCCTAAGGAGAGAAACATGACTAAAGAATTCATTAGAGAAGAAGTTAAAGCAGGGTTGCAGAGTGCCATTGCCACCGTTGTTTTCGAAAAGGTCGATGGCACCATGCGTCAGATGCGTTGCACACTTATGTCTGAGCATCTACCCGAACACAAGGAAACATCTCCTGTTATGAAAAGACAGATGGCGGAGAACGATGAAGTTCTTGCTGTCTGGGACTTAGAGGCAGGTGGATGGCGTTCGTTTCGCATTGATAGCATCAAATCAATTTCTTTTGGAGACTAATACACTATGACGACCTACAAAATTGAGAACAACATTCCGATTCCTGCTCCTCGTTCAACTGGCATTAAGGAAACCCTTAAGAAGTTGCGAGTAAAACAATCGTTTGTTATTTCGCGTAAAGAGATCAAATCCAAGGAGTTTAGTCCTCCATATCAAGCAGCAAAAGAACTTGGAAATAATCCAACACAAGCAATAATCGTTGGAAGAATAAAAATGAAGGAGAATATGAAAAACAAAAAATGGTTTACTAACGGTATAGAAGATTTGTTTATAGAAACATGTCCTGAAGGATTTTACTCAGGACGATCAAAAAATCGAAAGGAGAAGTGTCTCGCCACATCCCAGCAAAAATAGACCCCGTAAAGGTCGTCGCAAGATTGGTTCCAAGAAGCGCAAGACAAGAGCAAAGAGGAAGTGATATGGAACTTATATTTTTATTGCTTGTTATTGGACTGACATTTTATCTTATACAAAAATTGATTTTATGGCGTGTCACCACCAAAGACTGGAGAGAGTATTATACACACGATGCTTGTGGGTATACACCTCAATATTTCTTTGCTGATGCATGTAATGAACGATGCCCAAGATGTGGTAAAAAAACAAGGAAAAATTCAAGTCTTGGAGAACTCCATTACAATGGTTGGACGAAACGAGTTATGCGTGAGAAATATCCCTTCATTTGGGAAGAATTGAAAGATGACGAATAAATAACACGTTAATCATATAGGAGTTTGTGTCATCGGAACATACATACTACAAACCTTCGGTCCAGAGTTTCGTATCGTTCAAATGGAATCTCCGGACGATATCTATGAGTCTTGGAATCCAGACTCCAACACATGGAATCCCAACAAGACGTTCATTGCGGATTGCTTCGAATCCTGTACAGTCTACTTCGATCTGGAAGAAGCATGGGACGCAGCAACAGCAATGGATGACAACGGAGCAGGAGATCAGTCGGTCTTTCTGCTCTCAGACTTTGCGAACTTGAAGTTTACAGATATCATTGGAAATGAATAATTCTTTTGTATATTGCTGGACAGATCATTTAACAGGAAAACTTTATGTTGGTTCTCATAAGGGATCAATCGATGACGGATATGTCTGTTCATCCAAATACATGATGGAAGAATACAACAAAAGACCTCAAGATTTTACTCGTCAAATAATTGCAGAAGGACAGTTCGATGATATTCGTTCTCTTGAAATTAGTATTTTAAAGGCAGAGAATGTAAAACTGAATGAGTTATACTACAATAGATCAACAGGCAACAACGACTTCTATGTGAAACAGCACACAGAAGAAGCAAAACAAAAAATGCGTGCCAAAAAACTTGGTGTAAAGAGAGGTCCCCATTCCGAAGAACACAAACAAAAAATTGCCGAATCTATAAAGAAAATGGGAAGTCATTCAGACGAAAGAAAACAAAATATGAGTAAGGCAAAGTTAGGAAAAAAACAACCTAATGTTAGTCTTGCAAATATGGGACGAATTCCGTGGAACAAAGGACTTAAAAATGTTAAAAGCAAAAAAGATATCTAAAGCAAGAAAATCTTTATTGCAATCTGTGTATGGTGGAGAAATTCCCGAAATCACAGAATCATCTACCACTATCGATATGATTCGCGCATACAATTATTATAGTTGCAACTTCACATCAGACGATGCCAAATCCTTCGTTCTGGAATATCTCAAGACCAAGAAGGTCTCCAAGAAAGTCCTCAAGAAGGTAGGACAAATCAAACCAATCGATCTTCATAACATTGGATG